GGTTTTGAAATCGACATCACAACGATGACGGCCATCGCCCGGAAGATCGTGCAACAGTCCTACTACGAAATCGAACCGGCGGAATATCTCCCGATCATCGCCGGGCAAGGGGCATGGTCCACCAACCTGGAAACCGTCCGGGAATTCGTGACCGGTGACAGCTTCGAAACGGGCATCACCAACCTTTCCCAAGCCAACGCCCGGATATCCGAAGTGGACGCCGCCGTTGACGGCGTGAATCTCCCGATTTACAACTGGAACAAGCGGGCAAGCTGGACCATCATGCAAATCCAGCACGCCGCGAAAGTCGGGAACTGGGACTACGGCGAGGCTCTCCAAAAGGCCCGGAAGAAGAACTACGACCTGGGTATCCAGCGCGTGGCCTTCCTCGGTGCCAACGGGTTCGTCAACGCCCTCTCCAACTGCTACGGGCTCTTGAATCTCCCCAACGTTTACACCGATACCACGGTGTTCACGGCGGCTGGGAATGTTGCCATCTCCAAGATGCCCTTGGCCAACCTCAACACGTTCGCTTCCACCCTGGTTTCGATGTACCGGGTGAACTGCAACCGTTCAGCGTGGCCCACGGACTTCTACGTTCCGGAAGATGACTTTATCGCCATGGGTGGCAGCCAGTTCAGCCCCACGTTCCCCATCGGGACCATCGGGGAGATCTTGCTCAAGGCTTTCAAGTCCTCAGTTCCTAACGGGAAATTCGGGGCCATCAAGCCGATTTCCTACGCCATGGTCAGCTTTTCCGGGGGCACTTTGTCCAACAACGCCTACGTTCTCTTGAACAAGAACGACGAAACCCTGAACATGCAGCTGCCGGTTCCCTACTCGACCACCGTTCCGAATTCGCTGGATAACTTCCAGCTTCAGGACGTGGCCTACGCGCAGTTCACCGGAGTCCAGGCTTTGAAGCCCCGCGAGATCATCTATTTCAACAGCGGATATTCAAGCTAAGAGCAGTCAACCATCCACCAAATGGCGGGGGTCTTTCGGGACCGCCGCCATTTTTGTTTAAGGGGAATCCATGGGACTTCAAATCGGGACAGCCATTCAGGTTCTAGTCACGCCTTTGACGGTGAGCCTTTCTTGTGGGGATGCGACCGGGGGGACCTTGCCATATTCCTATCAATGGCACCGGTCCACCCAATACAACTTCATCCCCAGCGCTTCCACGGCCTTGGCGGGCCAAACGGCGCTTCAGGCCATTGACGCCAACCTTCAGCCCGATACCATTTATTATTACGCATTGGTGGTCACGGATTCCTCGACCCCGTCCCCATTAACGGCCATTTCAAACATCCTTGGAATCTGCACCATGGCCAAGGCCAACACGACTTATTCCAATCCTTCGGTTTCTGATTTCCAGGACTATTTCGACCGGGATTTTCCTTTTGGGACCGATATTGACAACTGCATCCGGGACAAGGACATTCTGAAGGCTTTCCAACAGGCCAACGAGAAAATAAACCCCCGGCTTTTCACAGACCAATCAGAATACGCGAACGGTTACTTTTTGCTCTCCGCTCATTACCTATCGGTGAACCTGGCCCAATCAAGCCAGGGAATAAACGGTCAATACGACCACCTTCTAACGAGCAAGGGGGCTGGCCCAGTGAGCGCCGGGATTTCCATACCCGAGATCATCCTGAAGAATCCGACATTCGCGGGCTGGGCCAAGACCACTTACGGATACGCTTATTTGGCGATGATCCTGCCAAGGCTTGCGGGTCCGGCGGCTTCCGTTATGGGCCAGACGAAACCCTGAGAGGTTTTTATGGAGTTTGAACAGGACACTATCAACTTAGAGGGGCTTGAGAAACTTCAAAAGGCTTTGAAAGCCAAATACCCGCCCTATGCCAAAATCGGGGTGTTGGGGGGCGGAAAAGAAGTCAGGAAAAACGAGGGCAAAAAGAACCAAATCAATAATGCGGAACTTGCGGCGGTCCACGAATACGGCTCACCGGTCCAGGGTATTCCCTCACGTTCATTCTTGCGGATGCCCTTAACCGACCAACTCCCCAAGAAACTTGAGGAGGGCGGGTTGTTTGAAGAGGATGAAGCCCGCGAAGTCTTGAGGACTGGAACACTAATGCCTTGGATGAAACGGGTTGCGGCCATCGCCTTGGGGGTCTGCAAGGAAGCCTTTACATCAAATGGTTGGGGCAAGTGGCCGGCGTGGAAGCCGGGGTATACCAACAAAACCGGGCAAATGTTGAACGATACGGGGCAACTAAAGGACAGCGTGGATGCGGAGGTTGTAGAACAATGATAGGCCCACAAAAGACTATCCAGAACGCAAAAAACATCCCTTTAAGCGCCAAGGCCGGGACCGTGCCCCAGCTCCAAGGGGCACTTCAAGGCTGGCTTCAGCCCGTGACATTTATCCTGGTGGACAAGGGCATATCGGGGGGCGATGTGGTTGAGAGCGGGAACCCGGCTGAGTCCTGGACTGACCCAGAGGGCAACGTGATAAGCGGGCAAACCGTGAACTTCGAGGCCCACATGGTCCCCCGGGCCAGGGTGTTGATGCTTAACAAGTATGGGCAAAGGGCTTGGAGAGGCTTCGATGTCTTCACCAACGCCGCTTTAAAGCTGAAATTCGATGATGCCGTGATCTATGGAGACACCCAATACCGGGTTTTGACCGACACGCCTTGGGAAAATTACGGATACATGCAGTATTACATCGGCGAGGATTTCAAATTCAGCGGCCCGCTTCAGGCTGTGGCCCAGGCCGACCCATCGACTGGGGATGACCAAGAAGTCGAGAGTGGCGGAGATGTGGTGATAATGTGAGCGATTTAACTATACAAGGGACTAAAACCGCTTTAGGGCCAGGGCTTACCGCTTCCTTCGGGGCGCAAGGTGGGACGCCGCCCTATTCCTATTCGCTGGCCCCTTTTGTCCAAGGCAAGCAAGGGGCCGGCGGGTCCATTGATTCCGCCTCGGGGCTTTACACCGCTCCCTCCGAAGTGAACAAGGATCCCCGGAACTTTTATGACACCGTGATTGCAACGGACAGTTCATCCCCGGTATTGACCGCGCAAACGACAATCCTTGTCGGGCGCCCATGGAACTTGCTTTGCGAAATATTCCAAAAGGAACTTGGGCTTCCCACGAACCGGGTATGGACTTGGAACCAAAAACAGGATATGCCCCAGGATGGAAAAATGTTCATCATCCTTGAGCGCCCCAGGTCAAAGCCTATCGGCTCGGGAGTTATGCCCGTTGGAACTCCGGTAGGGCCCGGTGGCCCCGGTTACAATTCAACCAAAATTTGGAGCATGGTTTCCGCCACGTTGGACATTCATCTTTATTCCAGGAGCAATGAGGCGGATGACCGTCAGGCTGAAGTCTTCGCGGCTCTCACGGGTCCTTATTGCCGGTCCCAGCAAGAGGCCAATGGTTTTTACTTGGCGAGTGTTCCCCAAAATTCGGTTGACATCTCTGGGGTGGACGGGACAGCTATTCCCTACCATTTTGTTATTTCCGTGATTATGATGTATAAGTTCGAAAAAGTAATAGCACCGCCGTACTTTGATGACGTTCCGAAACCGGCGGAAATTTTTAACAGATAGGGGTACAGACATGACAACTCAAGCCACCCAATTTCCTCTCTCAACGGATTTAGTCGTTTCGGTCACGAACCCTCCCCCGGGATTCGCGGGATTCAATACCGGGAACCTCGCCATCTTCAGCGATGACCCTTACGGGAATACCTTTCCGGCCTCTGGAATCCAATACTACACGAGCCCGACCCAAGTAGGCATTGACTTTGGGACAAGCTCAAAGACCTACGCCGAGGCCGTGGCCGTGTTCTCCCAAAACCCGAATCTTCTTCTTCCGGGGGGCCAACTCATTGTTATTGGCATGATTTCAAGTGAAGCGGGCCAAGACGAAATCCAAAACCTGAATTTTTCAGGGACACCCACCACGGGGACTTACAAGATTACCTACAATGGGAATCAAACCACGGCTTTAACGCCTTCATCCAATGCCGGCGCCGTCCAAGCCGCCTTGCGGTTATTGGCCGGTCTTGGAAGCGCCGCCGTTACCGGAGCCATCCCGACTTTTTCCGTGGATTTTGGATTCCAATCCCCCCCGGCCACGCCCTTGACCATCACTTATGATTCCCTTCAGGATACGAATGGAAACGATGTTTTTATCAACGTTTCCACTACCCAAGCGGGAATTGCTCCCGGAGCCACCGAAACCATCGCTCAATGTTTAGCCCGGACCATCAACCTGGTTTCATATGCCGCGGTCATCCCCAATGAAATCTATGAAACCATCGGAAGCACGGCATTCAAGGCCGCGGCCAGCGCATTCCAGGCGGTTCCAGTCCTTTTCGGCGTTGTGGGCCATACACCCGCTCTAAACCAAGCTGGCGGGGATTTCTTGGTGAATACGACCTCTGGGAATACCCACACCCGGACCCTGACCTACGAGGACCCCACGGTTTTGAATATGTTGGCCTTCCTCGCGGGTGATTTCAGCCTTCTTCTCTCAGTGGACTACGAAGGAAGCAATACCTGTATCACCACGAATATGAAACAACTCGCGGGCGTCCCCCCTGATTCGGTGATCCAACCGGGAACGGATTTCGTCAATGCCAAAGCCGCCGGCTCCGATGTTTATATTCTTTCGGTGACGGGAAACTCTGGGGTCCGGTCTTTTGGGGCCAACCTTTACGCGGATGAAATCGCGAACGAACTTTGGTTACAGGGGGCCATCCTGACTGCCTATTACAACGCCTTGGAAACCACGTCGACCAAGATTCCCCAGACAGAGGACGGCATGAACGAAATCAAAGCCGCCCTTCGCCAGGTCCTCTTGCAGTCCGTGGCCAATGGCATGGTAGCTCCGGGGTCCTGGCAATCCCCTAACACGTTTGGGAATATCACGGACTTTTATACCAACATTTCCCAATTCGGGTTTTATATGTACTCAACTCCGATATCCCAACAAAGCGAATCCGATAGGGTGGCCCGTACTGCGCCAATAATCCAAATCGCTGTAAAGCTCTCCGGTGCTGTTCAAAATGCCTCGGTGATTATCACTGTCAATCCGTAAAAGGGGGAAGTCATGGGAATTCAGCCGGGAATCTTCGTTATCACCGGGGATGATACTTTAATCATCAACGGGCAGAAAATCCTCACCGCCGCCGATGGGGGGGTGTTCGATGTGACGCGCCCTAACGCACTGGCCACGGGAAAGATCGGCAAGAATGGGAATGCCATTGTGGCCGCGAACCAAACGGGCCGCTTGGCGGATATGACCATCCGCCTATTGCTCGGGAACGCCGATGACAAGTACCTACTCGGCCTCTTGAACAACTTCCTGAACTTCCCTCCGGGTTTCAGTCTTTTGACGGGCCAGTTCACCAAGAATCTCGGGGATGGCTCGGGGAATATCCAGCACGTCACCTACAACCTGACTGGTGGATACTTCCTGAAGGACACTCCCATGAGCTTCCATGTGGAGGGCAACACGGACCAGGCCGTGGCCATCTATCCCCTTCAGTGGCTTTACGCCGTCCGGGCGATTGATTAAGGGAGGGCCCAATGGAAAATTATTTGCCGCCCATCAATGGGCGACCGGTAACACTTCCAACCGGGGCCACCTTCTTTGTGGTTCCCGGAACTTTCGCGGAAGCTGATGAAGTCCTGAGCGCTTTTCTTGCCTGCATCCAGGGAACATCCGCCACGTTTGACGACGAGAATTCCTTGAAGGTTTTCATCAAGGGCATTATTTCCCACGCTTTCGTCAATCCCCGGCTCAAGAGCGCAATTTGGGTTTGCATGGGGAAGTGCCTCTACCGACCGGCGGGCAAGGAAGGGGCGCTTTCGGTGAGCCAGAAACTTTTCGACGAAGTGGCCTACCGGGAAGATGTGATGGACGCCATTTACGAATGCGCCAAGGAGAATATCGAGCCTTTTTCGAAGGGCCTTTATGCAATGTCGTCACGGCTGTTAGGGACGATCACAAGTACCCTGAAGTCCGCGTAAAGGCCGATAACCTCCTAGTTTATTTCCAGCTTTGCGAGAATGGTTACGCCGATTCCGTGGCCCAGGCCAGGGAAATGACCGCCCGGGAAGTCATCCAGGCTATGAACCGGTTGACGTTCAAGACCAAGTTCGAAGCCGCTTTTTGGGAGTTGAATAAATGAGCGCAACCAAAGCCGGTGAATTTTTTGTGGCCCTCGGCCTCAAGGGCAACGAGAAGACCGCCGGGGAAATAGACAAAACCAGCGATTCCTTCAAGAACCTCAAAACCGTATCCACCGAAGCCAAAATAGCCATACTTGCCGTACTCTATGGCGTGGAACGGATGGTATCGACCTACGGCGTGGCGGGAACCCAGCTTACGAACTTTTCCACCATTACCGGGATCTCCACGCGCACCCTTCAGGAATACGAAATCGCCGCCCAAAAAGCCGGGGCCGCTAACCGTGAATTCAGCAAGACCCTTGACAGCCTTCAACAAATGATGTTTGGGGTCCAAACCGGGCAGACCAAAGCCCCATGGCTTCAAGTCATCACGGGCACACTTCAAGGCCAAGGCGTCAAATTCACTCCCGAGGAAATGCAGGACACGGCCCTTGCGTGGGGGAAGCACCCTGAATTATTGGCCCAAAGGCTTAGCGCCTTCGCCCAAAATAAACTGCTTCAACCTTTCCAGACCAAGAATATCCTCCAGCAAGCCGGGATTCCTGACAATATCATCGCCGGGATGATGCGCGGATATTTCAACGACCAATCCCTGAAGCAAGCCGGGGGGGAAATTCTCAGCGGGAATACCATCGGTCAATTAACCCAACTGAACAAGGAATGGACCGATTTGATTTTCAAGTTCAAGCAATTCATGGCCACCTTGACCGGGGCTCATTTGGGGGAATTCGTCCATGATTTAAACGATATGGCCACCCAGCTTTTCAGGATTGGAAATGCGCTGGATAAAATCGGGACTAAGTTTGGGGCATTCAAACCTATCGGGCAAAATCTTAAAAACACGACAACTTTTTTCTCAGTGATAGCCGATCTGATGGGAGGGGATTTAAAACAAGTCAAATCAGATTTAAGGGCATGGGCCGACGAACCCTTTCAAAGAGGAAAAAAAATGGGAAATAATATAAATACAATAATTCATCAGCATATTGCTCCTGAAATCGCCAAAGATGTCGGGAAAATGAAAAGAGCTCTTAACGAAGCCATCCAAGACATCCCCAATTTTTATTCGGCAAAGGCGGGAAATTAAATGAGTAATCTAGTTCCCCAAATATCCCAGGCGGCTTCGGCGCTCTCGAATCTCGCCTTGATCTCGCCTATCCAGAACTACGGATACGGCCCTATATCCTCGCTGGGCGCGAGTTTCGGGCAGGCCATTGGTAACGGCTGGGTATTCACCTACGAGGGGGAAAATACTTTCGAGGCCTCGGCTGAAACCACGGACCATTACATTGAAACCAATTCGGCGGTGAATCAGCACATAGCACTGGCCCCGGAGGTCATTACCGTCCACGGGTACAAAGGGGAAATAGAAAACCTGTTTCCTTCCCTTGTTATTGCCGGCCTTCCGGTCCAATCGGTTTTGGGGGCCATCTCTAATTTCTCCCCGAGTTTTTCAGTATCGGCCACGAATACCATCAACCAGGCGAATCAGGTCTACCAGGAAGCCACGGCGGCCGCCAATGCGGGCGTGGGGGCCTGGAACACATTGAACGGGGGAAATGGGCCAAACGTCATAACGGGACAGGGAATCACTTTGGGAGAGAACCAAAACAACCAGCAATCCCTTTTCGCCCAAATCTACGGTTATTTCCGCCAACAAATCGACCAAACCAATCCTATCCTTTTCAATGTCCAAATCCCTTGGGCCATAGTAACCCCTTGCGCCCTAATACGGATGAGGGCCATCCAAGAAGAAACCACCAATACCATGACGGACTTTTTCCTGACCTTCAAGCTCATGCGCTTCGTTTCGACTTCGATTGATAACCTGGTTTCGGTTGGAAGGGCCGCGAATTACAGCTCACCCTTAAGCCAAAACGGGACTATCACACCTAAAAATTCCATAGGTCTTTCGGATGCCATAACGAATGCGGGGAATTAATGAACCTCATAACCGGAATCACGGCCCAGCCAAACCAACAGACCGCGGTGATCCTTCCAGATGGAACCCGGCTAGTTATCCAGTTGCTTTACAGCACCCAGCAAATGGGATGGTTTTTCGCATCCTTGAATTGGAATAACGGCCAGTGGCAGGAAGGCGCCCGGCGCATAGTGAACCATGGCAACATGCTCCGGCAATACAAGGACATCTTGGACTTTGGGATAGCCTGCTTCACAGTGGGAAACCGGGAGCCGACCAACATCCAGGACTTTTATTCCGGGACTTCCAAGCTTTACATCCTTACCCCGCAAGAAGTAAAGGACTTCGAAATCTTCCTTCAGGGGCAGAAGATAAATGCTTAAATCCCAACTCACCTGGAAAATGCAGATTGAGGACATAAACGGGGACACCCAGGAATTCGGCTATCCTTTGACGGTGGATTTCGGAATTCACCGGAACACTATGGCCGGGACACAGGACGCGGATTTCACGGTCTACAACCTGAGCCAGACCTTGAGGAATCTCCTTCGTAAAAATTACATCGCCATGAACGATTACCGGCAAGTGGAGTTTTTCTGCGGCTATGCCCCCAATGCGCCATCCATTTTCAAGGGCCAGGTTCTTGTCTGCGGCTCCGACCGGGATACGGTGGATTGGATGACAACCATCACTTGCAAAGACCCTGGACTTATTTCAGTGAATGACGTTTCGATTAATTTTGGGGCGAAGTCTAGTTATTTGGGGAATGTGAAACAAATCCTTAAATCTTTCATGCCGGAAGTTTCCTTGGGGGCAGTAGGCCATATTTATGATGAGCAACCCACACTTTTAAAAGCAAACCAATTTACAGGAGGCGTCACAGATGTTTTAAGCCAGTTGACGGGCGGGAACTTCTCCGGTGGAAACTTTTTTTTCGAGAATCAACGGGCTTTCATCCTCCTGGATAACGAATGCCTGCCATCCGAGGGTTTTGACGTTTTGAATTCAGCTTCCGGCCTATTAGGAAGTCCATACTATGAGGATACTTTTACTCATGCCGCAATGCTATTTGAACCCAATATCCGCATGGCACAAATCCTGGATCTCGAGTCCTTGACCCAGGAATGGTTGAATGGAACCAAGAAAGTGGTGGCCTACGAACACACCGGGACTATAGGGGGTTCAGTCCAAAGCGCGGCCATAACGAACGTGACTCTTTACGCGCCATTGGACAGCAAGGGTTTTCAAATCCTTGGATTGGGGAACGTGTTTTGAAAAAGAATCTTAACTTCACGAAGGCAAAACCAATCGACGTTCAAAATTTCCACGCCGATAATATCCTTTTGGCCACCAACTGCCACCAACTCGGAACCATCCAATCCTTTGACGCCTCGACCCAAACGGCCTCGGCCACCATTGACTATCCCAAGACCATCAACGTATTTGACGAGGTTTCAGGGAATACAATACAAAAGGTGGTTACTTATCCTCCCCTCGCGGATTGCCCGGTTAGATTCGCCTTCGGCTCAAAGGGTGGATTCACGGAACCTGTTAAAAAGGGCGACAAGTGCATGATCCTTTTCAATGACCGGGACATGGACTTATGGTTTACCGGGGTTGTAGGGAAGCCTGTGAATTCAAACCGTCTCCATCATTTCTCCGATGCGCTTATCCTGGTTGGATTCAATCCAAAGACCTTGGCCATCCAAAACTTTGACAATACGCGACCCATGATCCGGGATTTTTCAGGCCAGACAATTATTGGATTGAGCGCCGATGGTTCGAGGGTGAACATAGAGAACTCCGCGCAAAATTTGGGTACAATACTTCAAAGTTTAATAAGCCACATCCAAGCGCTTACGATTGTTGGAAGCTCAGTGAGTCCGGCAAGTGTGGCGTTGCTTGCCCAGGATGCCGCGAATTTGGAGGCATTACTCGAATGATTATTTCCGGAAACGCTGTTCGCACTTTATCGCCGGTAGGGGATTGGACACTTGGGGGGGGAACTTCGAGTTATCTTCAAGGAAACTCCGCGATTGCCCAGCAAATAAACTGCGGCCTTCTTCAATTCCTCGGGGAATGTTTTTGGGACGCGGGAGCCGGAATTAATTGGGTAGGATTCCTTGGAAGCAAGAACCCGGCGGGGCTGACCCTGGCCATTTCCGCGGTGATATTGAATTCCCCGAATGTGGTTGGACTCGCGGACCTTCCGGCTTATAGCCTTACGGATTCCACCCGTTTATTCTCCGTGAATTGGGCGGTAAACACGATTTTCTCAAGAAATTTCCGGGGCAGCTTTTTAGCTCCCGCAGGAATGGCGGTTTAAAATGCCAAATTTACTCGACCAAAATGGCTTACAAGTAGCAACCCAAACGGAACAAGTCACGTTCCTTACGGGCTGGTACGAATCCATTTACGGCCAGGGCATTGACCTTTCCTCAAGTTCCCAAGATGGTCAAATGCTCCGGATTTACGTCCAAGTGGTCATGGATATCGCCGATGTTATCCAAGGGGTTTACAATTCCCGGGACATCAACCAGGCGGTTGGAACTCAACTGGATACTCTGGTTTATTGGATTCAACGCCAAGGCGGGACATACACGATCCAAAATCTTTTGGTGACGGTTCCGGGGGCTATGACGCTCTACGGCTTGGACCAAACCGCTCTACCTGTTTTCTCGTTCCAAGATCCTCAAGGAAACGTCTACCAGCTCCAAACCACGCAGAACCCGGCGGGCGCCGGTTCCTATTCCTACTCATTCCAAGCCCAAAATCCGGGGGCCGTTTCATCGGCCCTTAATACCATCAATATCCCGGTCACGGTGGTTCCGAATGTGGCCGGAAACAATCCAACAACCTATACCACTTTGGGCCAGGATGAGGAAACGGACTTTTATTTTAGGTTACGAGCTCTTGCTTCCGTGGCCATCCCCAGCCAGGGATTTTTCGGGGGACTCTATGCGACACTCGGAAATGTCCCCCAGGCGGCGAAAGTCCAGGTCTACGAGAATCCCGAGGACACCGTAAGCCCAAATCAGTATTGTTCCGTGGCGGGTGTTCCGGGCCATGGGATTTGGTGTGTGGTCCAGGGAAGCGCTGCGCCCGCCGACGTAGCCCAGGCTATTTACTCCCAAAGGTCTTTAGGTTGCAACATGCGGGGCGCACAGGTTTATAACGTCACCCAGGATGACGGCTCACTGTTCCCCATTTTTTGGGACTTCGTTTCCAATGGCAGGCTTTATATCCAGATGACGGTTCAATCCATAAACGGGACAACGCCGCCGAATATCGCAGCCATCTTGGCCCAGCTCCCGGGCCTTCTTCTTCCGACATCAGGAACCGAAGTGAACATCAACGAAGTGGCCACTTTGGTTCAGGAAATTGACCCTAATACCCTAGTGACAAGTTGCGGGCTTTCCCTATCCTCGACCGGCCCTTTCACGGCCCTGGTGAATCCATCAAGCGCCGCCGAGCAATTAAGGGTGGCTTCCGCTGATATTTACATCCTTCCCATGGCCCTTTTACCCCAGACCTCAGCCGTGGCGGCCGGAGGCCCTGTCCAGTTTTATGCCTATGGCGGGATTCAAACCGGATACGTTTATTCAATCTCGACGAATAACAGCGGGGGAACCATCAACGCCTCGACCGGCGCTTATGTGGCGGGCTCAACTCCCGGGGTTGATACGATCACGGTAACGGATTCCAATTCCAATACGGCCACGGCCTCGGTGGTGGTGTCTTGAAGAGGGCTTTAACTTTAATCTTTTTCCTATGGGCCTCAAGCCTTTGCGCCCAAACCGCCTATACCTTGGGGGGCTACAACTCCACGGCGGTTACTATCACCCTTCAGGTAGGGGGCGGAAACCGGCTTCCGGGTGCCCCGGTGACTTGCTACTATTGGGACTACACGGACTTTCCAACCAATCCCCTTTCAGACCAATACTGCGAAATCATTCTTGTTACCTGGAAAAACGGGGACCTGATAGCGACCCAGCGCGGCTTTCTTTCCTCGGCTTTCAACCACAACACGCCAAACACGACCTACGCCATCCAAGCGGTTTCAAACGTCACTCCGATTCCAACCCAAACGCCTACGCGCACAGGAACGCCTACCCTTACCCCCTCGGGAACCTGGACACCGGTGCCCACGAATACATCCGTTTGGACCCCCACAAATACCCCGACTTCAACGCCGGTTCCAATCGTTCCAACAATTCCCCCTTATCCCACTTTTCCGCCGTGGCCTACCTTTCCGCCATGGCCTACCCCCCAGCCCGTTCCAACCATTCACGAAGATGCTCCAGTGAGTTTTGGAAGTCTTGCGGTTACGGTCATTCTCCCAAACAGCGGGGGAAATACGATCATCCCAAATTCCAACAACTACACGATGCTTACAGTATGGCCCCTGAGCTTTCCCGTTACTGAAGGAATAGCAGAAGACAGCCTTGAGTGTTATGACCCGATAGGTGGCGATCCTATCAAAATGTTTCATCAAGATAGCTCGACGTATCTTCAAAATTTATTGTTTTTAAATGATGGATTCGAAACACACAATACAGCGAATATATCTGGGTTAGTCTCTGTGGCTATTCAAGTTGAATGTACTTGTCCAATTTGTGGTGACATACCGGTCTGCGATAGCGGTTCTGTAACTTCCTTGGTTGTTTTCTCCTATGGTCCAGACCAATCCAACTATGAGCGGGACCAGATTCTAAAAGACTTGAATTACATGGCCACCCATCCGCCAACCGACACACCCACGAACACGCCTACTCCTACCAATACCCCCACCCTCACGCCCACGGGCTCACCTACATGGACACCAACTGGAACCCCGACCGCGCCCCTCGTGGTGGTGAGGACCGACACGTTCACGATGACCCTTACGCCATCCCCCACGGGCAGCCCCACCTTTACGCCAACGAGCACGCCTACTATCCAGCAAGTCGTGGTGATTCCTCTCACTAACACGGTTACGAACACCACCACAGCCACAACAACTAATACGCCTACGGGTTCACCAACCGTAACGCCTTCTTCTACTCCAACAAATACGCCAACAATTGGAGTGGGAATAGGTTCCATCCCCAACTCTACGGGAGCGAACCCGAGCCAGCCGTTGGCAGGGGCGCATGTGGTACAAAGTTATGGCTCGAATGTGGGGACATCAGCCGCCCAAACACCAAATTATTATTATGTGATTGAATCCCAATGGTGCTATCCAATTTCTTTCGCTATTACCCCAACCACGGGTAATCCGGTAACGCTTTCTTTGACGGGGGCTGTTACCAATTTCCATTTATATTATCCATGCTATTTGACGGGTGGGTCGTTTGAAACTCAACAAATAGTTGGAATAAATACAGCCAATAACGCAATAACTTTTTCTAATGTAAACGGTACAAGTCATACGAACATCTATTCTAATGAGTATTCAAGTCCAAGACCCAATGCGTCAACCCGTCCACACTCTGGTAATATTCCCGTTTTTACTTGGTGGTTTTATTCCCACAATCTTCCCAGTGGAGATGAACGTGCGCTACCCTTCGATTTGGGTGGGACTTGGAATAACACAGCTGGATATATTGGGGATAGTATTTTTTCAGTCGGTTCCCCAAATATTTTTCTCCCCTCCCAATCCTTTCCCGCAACTGCTTTGGGGACTCCAATCACGATGGGTTCTGCTTGTAGTAATTTTGAAGTACAATGGGACATCACAGCAAGCACCACGGGTGTTACGGCTGGCCTCTTGGCCTCCTACGATAATGGCGCAACTTATCCAACCACCATTTTAGTTCAAAATGGGATAAATGCCGGGGCACCGGTTACAGGTATAAACTGCCTAGTGGGGCCTTACTCGGTTAAACCTTTTGTTTCCGGTTGGACAGTCGCGGCAACGATCACGCCGGTTGTTGGATACATAGGAGCGAAATGATGAAAAAACTATTATTCTTGGTCTTATTCCTTTTTGTTGGCCCGCTCTTTGCCCAATTCAATAATGGAAATGGAGGGGGTTCGGTAAATATTCAGGTGACAGTCGGAGTAGTTGCCGAGACAACAGTTAATATAAATACTTTATCCGTAACGCAGATCGGGGGTTCAAACGAGCCCACGAATACCCCGATAATAACACCTACACCGGAAAACTTTCCGGGTACAAACGCTGATTTGATTTTCGCGGGTTCTAACTTCTTAGGAACGGGTTTCACCTATACACCGACTTCCACTTTCACTAGCACCTTCACGCCAACGCCCTCATGGACGGCCACTACAACATCAACTAATACTTTTACCCAAACATCCTCAAATACTTTTACGAATACCACAACCAATACGCTGACTAACACCGCAACGAGTACGGCAACGGCCACGCCAACAAGCACTCCGACATTGACTTACACAAACACCGCGACCTCAACGCCTGTAATTATGCAAGTATTCCCATTAGTTTTTGCCGGTAATAACTTTTTAGGCCAAGGTCTAACTTACACACCGACATTCACACTTACAAATACCCCAACCCCGACATTTACTCAAACCCCAACACAGACGGCGACGAACACGGCAACCAATACAGCAACGAACATGGCTACGCTGACTTTCACAAGCACGATTACAAACACACCCACAAGCGGTCCCGTTTCCTGTACCTCGTTTGTTGATTCGGGGGCAGCTACTTTAGCGGGCGGGGTCACGGCCACGACAGGAGTTTTCTCGGGGGTGGTAAGCTTGTTTAATAACCTTTTCCTTTCCAGCGGAAGCGTACTCGACGCCGATACTACAACGGTTACGGCCAACGCTCTTTTTTATAATCCTGTTTCTTTTGGGTCGAGCGTAAGCGTTTCGGGACAGTTTCAGGGTGCGGCTGTTAGTTGTACGAGCTTGGCGGACACAGGAACTTTATCCTGCACAGGGTTAACTTGTTCAAGTGTCAATTCGAGCGGACCTGTTACGGGAACGACCGGTGTTTTTACCAGTTCGGTTACATGCCCTGCTTTTATTGATTCTGGACCGGCGACATTTTCAAGCACGGTACAAGTTGGTACGGTTGCCGCAGGGTCAATAACTACGACAGGTTCCGATGGGAATGGCCCGGCCACATTCAAGAACGGGTTTTATCTTGGGACAGGGACAGCCGTCAATTCATTCGGGCATGGGAGCGTCACGGTCACGACGGCGGGGACTTTCGTGAAAATTACAGATGCCAACATGACAACGACATCGAGTTTATTTCTTGCGTTGAAATCAGCCGCATCACCCACCAGCCAAACCTATTCAGTGACGATCTTTTCGGGCGGGGCTTCCGTGACCTCGAATACGAGTGCCACGACCTGGTATTATGGAGTGTTTTACTAATGACATTGAAAAAATTCCTCAAATACTCTGCGGCCATTTGGCTGGCCTTCGCTTTATCGGCGGGATGCGCCAAGGTCTGCTTTGGGGACACGTTCATGCCTGATTTTTCGGGAACGCCAAAGGCAACGAGCCAGGGATATTTCGCCGGTCAGGGTGGAGTTTTTATGGGACTATCGGAATTGGGAAAAGCCCTGTTTGATGACGACCCCAGGGGAAAAGAACTGGACTTCCTGCCCGGCTTGGCTCTTATCGGGGGAAGTCTTTTAATCCATCAGCCCTACTTTTGGGAAGGCGGGGCCAACCGTTCACACGTGTTGCAGGAGCAGGGATACGAGACGGCGGGGGCGCTGGTTCCATTGTTCACTTTTTGAAATCCAAATTTTGTATCCCCTGAAAATAGGGGAATGACAGTAATTAAATTTCGTGTTTTAATTGAGGAACCATGACAACGGATGAAATCATAGATTATTACGCCAACCTCTTGCCAGCCGAGTACCGAAGCCAGCCAAACGCCTACGCAACTATTCAGACCTTGGCGGCCCTCGGACTATTCCCACAGGGCGGGAATGTCGTGACCGACCCGCAAACCGGAGATCCGCTTTTCAATAACGGCCAGCTTGTCATTGACAGCCCATACGGTGAACTCTTGCCATTGGCCCTGCAAAAAGCGTTTGACATTCAAACGGCAGTTGGACAACAACTGGACTACTTGGCTAAACCCATAGGGGCTAAACGATCCGGCTATACTCTTTCCGGCCAATGGGTCACCCTGGGGGATTCCGATTTCCGGCTCTTGCTTCAGGCGGCCGGGGCCAAGAACTTCTTGCGGGCCACAACCAAGGCCATTACCACTTTCGTTTCCCAATTCTTCCAGGGCTTATTGAGGGTCACGGATAATTTGGGGATGCACATGACTTTTACTTATCTTTCTTCCTTGGGCTCCCATATTTGGATTGAGCTTTTTATCAGCCAGGGATTCTTGCCGAGGCCCCTTGGGGTGAGTGCCGGGGAGGTTATTATCGGAACGAATTTCTTTGGCTTCCGGACCTCGACAACGCCGCCGCCTTCCTGGGTCCGTCCGTTCTGCCTGTCCATGGCGCCGGTTCACAGTTCAACGCCTCTTTTACTTTCAACCGATAGGGTGGCCCCATGAGCAAAATCCTAAGAAAAACCGCGTCCATCTTTGGCGGGTCCGCCCTTGCCGGCCCCGGCGGAATTGCCCAATTTGGAAGCACGCAGGCCGGAAGCCCGGTTTATTCCCTTGACCCCGCGATAATCGTGGCCCTTCCGGCCTGGGCGAACGGGTGGGGGGCTGGGGCCATTTCCCAATTCCCCGTGGAAGAGGAATGGAACGGCGTTGATTACTACAATTCATACCAGAGCGCCTATCTTCTCCAACAAGGCATTGCGGAATGGGATTCAGGAACCACCTACTACACGAACTCCATTTGTCAATATGGCGGATTAGTTTATCAATCCCTGGCCGATGGGAACCTGAATAAAACCCCGGATTCTTCTCCCTCGTATTGGAAAGTTATAAACGGGTCCGCTGTGAAAGGGGAGAATCTTTTTAGGAATGCCGGGTTCGCGATTGCTCAACGGGGAACATCTGGAACGATTGCGGCAGGACAATCAGGTTATACCTTGGATGGCTGGATAGTGGGGGCTACGGGAAATTCAGTAACTTGGGGAAACTCATCTTCCCATGTTGCTAATACCACTTTGGTTTTAGAACCTGGAAGCTGGACTCGAACGGATTGTTTTATTAAACAACGCATCGAATCAAGCGTTATACAACCTGTTCCACCGAATACTTATTTCACCGTTCAAGCAGCTATCTGGAATAATTCCGGATCTTCATTCACCCCAAAATTGACGGTGAATTATCCAACATCGGCGGATAACTATGGTGCAGTCACGAACTACATCAATGCGGTGAATTTGCAACCGTGTCCAAGCGGTCAAGTAACGATTGTTGCGTACACTTTCGCAATGGACTTCAACCTCTACAAAGGCATGGAAGTTATCTTTGATTTTGGTAACGCTGTTTCATCTTCAGATGGGATTGAATTTGGACAGGCCGATATCTCTACTACTCCATTTCTTCAAACCACGGGACTTCAATCCAACCCGCCCGAGCCCCAGATAAGACCCATTGGAATCGAACTTCCAAATTGCCAGAGATATTTCCAAAGTTTTGGCGGAAGCAACACTTATGAGCGAATTGGGTTAGGATATGCCGTTGATACAACGTATGCTTATATCACCATTCCTTTTAAAACCAAGATGCGGGCAATTCCAGAAATGGCAGTTTCGGCGGCCAACGATTGGCTAATTGGAAATCAGGGGCCTTCTGGATTTTTTGTAGCATCTTCTTTTGCAGTCATATCTGCTTATATTTCCGGCATCAATACTTTTGCAATTGACATTACAACCAGCGCTAATTTAGTTCAATTTCAACCAATAGAACTTGTTGCGAATAATACTTTGAATGCCAGGCTTACTTTTAGCGCTGAACTTTAAAGGAGTCTTCGATGAAACGACTTTTCTTGATCTTGATTTTCTTAACGCCCTTTGTGCTTTTAAGCTGTGTTGGAAT